TATAGTTCCTAAACTGGTTTGGTTAGCTGGGTTGTTAGGATCGTAAGGCTTTCCTGTCGCAGGGTCATTACCTGTCCTTACATACGCAAGCTCTCCCGTAGCAGCATTGCCAGAAAGCTTCCAATTTTTTAAAACACCGAGCCCTGCTACACTTCCGTTAATAGCTTGCTCCAGCGTAGTGGATTCTCCCTCCTCCGCTCTCCTGTTATTCTCATTAAAATCTGCCTCAAAACTACTCAAGTTCTTTTTAAGAAAAGTAAAGCTATCGCTTACTCTCTGCTGATACCTTTGGTTTTCCCCTGGAGTAACAAGCCCTCTACGTACCAGATCCATCTGCACAGACAGGGCGTTCTTAGCCCACTCACTGCCCTCTAATACAGACTCGTTCAGAGTTTTATTATTGTACTGATCGAACTCTCCCGCGCGGTTCATCTCCTCAGTATTCGCCTTCTCTATCTCCGCCTTCTGAGTTTCCCTGTCGTCACGTACAGTGTTAATCGTGTCCGTTAAGTTCTTACTTATCGTCCCCCAATCGACCTGCGTTTTCGCCAGGTCTCTCTCTTCTCTATATACGTACTTGTCGGTATCTAATACCTTACTCGATATACTAAAATCTTTTGCCATTATTGATTGAATATACTATAATCAAAGTACCCTGTCTGCGAGGTGTCATAAGGAGCTAAGAATTCCGTTCTTCTACCTTGTCTGTAATTTTTCCCTGAAATATCCTGCGAAGAAACTAACTCAAGCAACTCTAATCTTTGAGCTTCCGTCATGTTTTTTGGGTCATATCCCATTTGAGAAACAAAGTTATCGTCTCCTATCATAGCCATCGCCCTCTTATCGTTCATGCTCCTGCCATATAGTGGGGCCATATCGCCTACCCCTTGAGCTACTTGACCTATACCTTGGAAGCCAGCCTCTATACCCCTGCGCCTTGCTTCTGCTGCCTCACGAGCTTTCTGGTCCTGCATCTTAGCCTCACCCACATCCATAGCAATAAGCTGCTGCTTCTGCTGCTCTTTTGCGTCAGCCTTCATCTTCTCTAAACCAAACATTTCGTCACCCATAGTTTGACGAGTCTGTGATGATTCAGCTGTCTGTTGTGCTCCCACTCTACCTACACCAGCAGCTAAAGCTCTGGAGTCGCCCTCTTGCAGGGCCTCTATAGCTTGTCTATCCGCGGCTAAGTTCGCTTCGAACTCTGCTTCGAAAGCTTCTAAAGGTAGACTTAACTCTCCGTATTCATTATGTTCCGCTCTCTTCCGAGCGTTCATCATCATACGCTTCGCCTCGTTGTCAGCATTTTGCTGAGCTGTGCGGGCTTTAGATGCAGAGGTAAAGCCTTGAATAGAGGTGGCTATACCAGATCCGATTCCTATTACTGCCGATGTTGTTACTGCCATATCAAATATGTTTAATCATTTCCGTAGAGTAAGAGGAAGCTTCAGTAAATCCCATCTTTACGTATGTGTTTATTAGTGGTTTATTCTTTATTAACGCGTATATAAATTTATTACCTAAATCTTTAGCCAACCTTTCCACTGTTTGGACCAGAAGTTCGAGAGCTCTCTTCCTTCCTTCCCTATTTTTGTAGTGGATGTTAGATATTATCCAGTCACACCATACAGCTTTAGAGTTAGTTCTATACATAAAGCCAGCACAAACAGGAACTCCGTCATCATAGACGATAAAACCTCCCACCCCGTCATCAGGTAAAAAGTCTTTAGCAGGTGGTGTCCACCTCCAATCTTTCCACCATTGGCATAAGATGTTTTCATAATCCCCTTCTTGTAATGGCTCTATACTTAATTGCATTCATGCAAAGATAGCACAAATTATGGATAACTCTTCATGACACTGCTTCCTACTGCAAATAATTCTACAGCTGCGGTGTTTACATTTTCCAATTTAAACTGCATAAAGTATCCTCGAGCTCCGTGTGACTCTGCTACTACGTCTTTAAAGTAAAAGATAAAGTCTCCCTGTGCAGGAGAAACTCCTGTCGTTCCCGTCCCTGGCTCAGGCACAGTAGGGTCTATACTTAAAGTATTGGCGTTAAACGTACCGCTTATAGCGTTAATTTCAGTTACCTGACCTACATATATAGGAGCCCCTGTAGCTACAGGAGGTGTTCCAGTTAAAGGGGTAGAGTATATATAGTCTCCTACACTAACAATAGACCCTACGTTAACTGTAAATGTAATAATCGTTACAGCAGGAGTTCCAAATACTTGGCCTGCGCTACCGATACCATTCACACTTCTATCGCGATAGTCTCTTGTCCCTTCGGTTTCTCTTAGGAAGGTAAACCACTCTCCTTCTTTTTGCTCAAAATATGTCGCCAACATAGAGCCAGACCCTAAGTCCGTAATCAAACTTGTGCAAGCCCACCTATCATCGCTTTCGTATGACATAGTCTTAAAGAGCTTAATAGTCTTAGGCTCAATGTTTAACACTCCCGTAATGGTAGAGTCATATTGAACTCCGTAGTAGTTGTTTCTGGTTTCGTTTACATTATGTCGATATAGATTCGCTCCACTGACGCTCCCGTCATCATTGGTAGTGGGGCCAAAGCTATAGAAATATCCATTCATCCCGATCATATAATCAGGTAGGTAAGAGTAGAAAGACGGCCATCCTTTGGAATCTTCCGAGTACGATAGTGTAGCTGCTTTATCTGCCATAGTGTTTTATATTAACAATTTGTTGTACATGGCCCAGTGGTAATATTGGTGATAGTTCCATTAGCATCAACGGTAACACATTTTGTTACACCGTCTCCATCCTCAACAGGGTACACCCCCGCAGGCATAGCGTTCACCCCTGCATAATCTGTAAAAACAAAATCATTAATCCCCAACATAGTATTCGTTCCATTACCACATCCACTTGCAACCGAACATGTGTAAAGTGTTTTTCCTAAAGGATCAGTGCAGCTTCCTCCAGATGTAAAGTCACACGGAAAAGGATTAAGAGATTTAGGACAAAATACTGTTACCTGCCATGAAGTCGAAGAAGTGGGAGCGTAAACCAAGCACTCTACGATATTGACCGATGGGTCTGTTTTAGGGACTACGGCATATGCGCAGCCTAAGGATGAATCATAACCTGTGGTTGTTAAAGAAACATCACTGGCGGGAACTTGAGGAATAGCTTCAGGGCCACTCACCACAAAAGCTCCAGCGCTCACGTTATACACATAACTGTCGCCAGAAGGGTAAGGCCCTCCTGGAGCTCCGTTTACCAAAGGCGGGCTGGCTAAGGCTCCAGAAGATATTCGCCCCATATACCCTTCTTTATAACCATGAACCAACGATGAAAACTCCGAAGAGGACACGCCGTCATAAGTTAAAGTTAACATATCAGGCACGTTGAATGGGTTCCATCTTACGACGACAGCCCCCACCGTGCTCCCTGCATCAAAGTTTATGCGGTAAACCCCTTGTCCACCAGCGCCAAATAAAGGAGTGTCACACGGTAAAATACCCGTACCACACGAAGGGCAAGCTTGACAGGGTCCTAAGACGCCGCTAAGCTTCTGGCGATACACACCGCCTACCTGATACCACCCATTAGCTGATGGTGTAGACAAAGCACTATCGTTCCATATATCTGTTGCGTCACAGAATACTGTACTGTCGTAATAAAAAGTTGAAGGAGTTGGCATAATTTAATTTTTTAACATGTTCCTGAATTTGTAACTACACCTCCTGGCCCTACCTGGATCCAGTTCTTAGGGCTGGCTGCGGAAGGTTGAGAGGGATCTACTATATAAAACCCTGGAGTTCCAAGACCCACTGAAGGCTGACAAGAAACGTTACCTGCTGCATACACAATATCTCCTATAACAGGTATCGGTCCCGCTCCCGTAAATGATATCTGGTTGCTTCCAAAACTATTTGTATCTACCGCACACGCTTGTATTTGCGTCTGTTGTCCAGGACTAAACCAACATCTATTGCAAGCTGTCGTGCAATTACAACACGCGTCATCAGCGCTTACAGCGCTATAACACAACTGGTCTTCTGTAGCGTTTCTGAAATCCCAAACAAGGTACAGATAATCGTTAGCTCCAGACATAGCAAAAGCTGTCTCTGTAGCTTGGAAGATAGCAGTTGAAGGGTTTGTTATAGGAACTATCTCACTTGCCGCAGCCAGTAAAGCCGTCATATCTGCTACGGTATTGGCATACAAAGTGTTGCTTGACAGTATTCTAAACTTATGCAGAGTAGGGTTAAAGTCAAAGGTGTCAGGTGAAATCTTGTTTGTTCTAAGGGTAATATTAGACCCATCGTATGGGAATATCCCTTGTGACATAGGCCCCGTTTGCTGTTGATATAAAGAAGTAGCAATGCCTCCTTGCATAATTACAGGCACCTGTGAGACAGGGCTTGTTGTAACCCCGTCAGTCCACTCATACTCAACATGAATACCTTGGTTTACATAATTGTTACCGTTTACTACAACTTGAATTAACGTCACCTCATCTTGAGGAGGGCATCCAGGAGTTAAGCTATAAGAAGCGGGCACATTTCCTGGCAAACCAGCGCTATAAGGCACTATACTAAACGTTGCTGTTGTTGGGTTAGAAGACGTTTTATTAAAAGACAAAGTTCCGTTAGTGCTTACCACCCCTGTGCTGGTAGTAACCCCGTTCCAAGTGACGCTTATAATAATAGACCCCTGAGTTATACTGTATGGGATATCTATTTGACCAATTAAAGAACCAAAGTTAATGGTATAGTTTAACGTTTGGTTGGTAGCATTTTGACTTGCCTCTTGCCCGCACGGAAACTCTACCAATGGCATAGGTATCTGAAGACTGTTCATCCCCAGTACATACTCATTCATATAAGGGTCGTACCCTCCCAACTTTTGAGTGGTAATTTGAGCGGTAAATTGATTCCTAAAATAAGACCGCATCCCCATTTGAGAAATTACCTGCAGTTGATCAGATCCTCTACTGGCTCCCGTTAAAGACAGAACTGCACTTCTCTTAGCGTCAGTGAAGTACATACTGTGTCCCCACTGAACAAAACTTTCTGGGTTGAAACTTATACCATACTCTTCTATGCGAGCTATCTGCGTTCCTAAAACTTCAGGCACAGAAGCTATAGCCCCTCCTCCTGTAGAGTCTGTAATAACATTCTTGCTTGATAGGACATATGAAATCCTGTCTTCTTGCAGTACCAGTATATCTGTCTCACGAGAATGTAAAACCTGTATGGGACCGAAATTGGTTTCTAAGTCTTTATAGTTTACCAGCCCTAAATTAAACTCGTTTAAATTATTAAAGTTTGATCCATTGCTAAAGACCCCGCTGTATGTCATCCCCGCGAACCTATCCGCCTCGCTAAAGGTTTGGTTAGACTCCGCCATAACCCTATCTCCCAACCTAAAAAATCTACCCTCTATACGGTCTTCTATTCTAAAACTCTCTACCCCATTACCAAACGTGTAGCAATTTATAAAATCTAAGGTTGTTTCTAAAGGCTGGTTAAAAGTTTGGTTTTGCCCACCAGGCTCTAATGTATAAAACTGTGTCTGTGGACTCCAAATTTGTGCAGCTTCGTGATAAAAATTATCGTCCCCTGGTGTAATACTTTTTTTCACTCGCATCATTTGCGAAGCGTCGTAGAATAAATTCGGGTCTACGGCGGCAGGTTCTGTTTCAAAACAAAAGGTTCCAGAAGAGTAGTTTATACTTACTTCTAACTGGGTTTGAGAATCTGTTTGAAAATCAAATGCTCCTTCACCGTTGCCAAAAAGTTCCGTGCATGTAGGGATCATGGACTTGCTTTTTATAAAGTAGTCGGTTCCCGATTGAGTGACGTAAATTTTAGAAGTAAAACAGGTGCCTCCCACAGTATCTGGACCTGCCCCAAAGGTGTAAAGAACTGGGTCAAATTCAATCTCTTGATCTCCTAAAACAGGAGGTATAATGTTTGTAGAGTTTGGCTGAACCAAGGTCTCAAAACCTAAACCTATAAGGCACGCGTGAATATTAGCATAGTTTTGATCTACCAACATGTCTCCGCTATCCCAAATAATTTGTTGTGTGGGACAGGCGCTATCATTTGTAAGCCTTTGATTTGTAGAGGCCACCCGCACCGTGCTACCCGCAGGGATAGACCCTACAATAGCAGGGGAAGAAGCAGGAGGGATAAGAGCGATCTGAGAACAATCACCTATTTCAGAGTTATTTGAGGTTACGTCAGAGTTTATGTTCGGCGTAGTGTTGTCGCCTATAGCGTTCCATCCACTTGACTTCAACCTCATATATATACCTGCAGGGTTGGTGTCATTAATTTGGCCCGAATATAAACCCTCTTTATCCAACACCTCTGCCGTAGCATGCTGTAGAACAGGGCCATTGGCATCGCGCTTTACAGTAAGAACATCTCCTACAGACACTATGTTTTGGCTATCTCCCTCGAGTCTAAACCAAAAGCTTTCTAAATCAGGTTTAAAAGGAGTAGGGCCTTCATCAGTAGCGGCTCCAGTTTGTTGGAAAACTAAACTACTCCATATAGTTTCATAATTACCCTGGCTTGGCTTTACCACAAACTTATAGTACTTCGCCCAATAAGGAGCAACATTTTGTAGGTTTACCTTTATTTTGTTTTTTAATACCGATGTGCTGGCAGGGAAAAATACATTGTTGTTTGGACTGGTAAGAACGGTAGAAGATCTGGCATACTCATCCATATATACCACCCCCACCTCGTAGTCTCTGTAGCTGTGTAAACTTCCGCGCTCTGCAGTCGTTTGAACAACACCACCTGTTGCTGCTAAATTAAAAGCAAAGTATTCATACTGAATAGTTTCAGGGGTAGAGTTAAAATAGTATGTGGCCGCAGGAGCTGTAAGAGTAAAGGAAGATACTCCTACGTTTAAAGTAAAGCTCTGTTGTGTACACACAGGGGCTGTAGGGGGGAACGGAGACATACCCGCTACAGTACATGCACTGGTAACAGCGGTGTCGACGAGTAATAGATAGTTGCTTGTAGTAGCGTTCTGCCATGCGTATGGCAAAGCTGCATTAAACAAGTCTGTTAAAGTACCCCCATTTCCTGCAGGGTTTTCCGTTGGAGGATAGGATGGTGGTGTAGGAGTAGTATAAGGGATAAGCTGCTGGAAGCTATTATCCGCCCCCACAGCCGAAGCAAACTCTTGCGAGGTAAGCATCTCATTCACCGTACTATATTGTACCGGAGCAATGAAGTTTAATGTTATAGTAAAATCAGGAACCACCACAGAGGCTGGTTGAGCATCGGCTCCGCTTCGCGTACTCTGAACGTTTTGCATAGCCAAGAAGAAACGAAAATACGTTCCTGGTAGAATAGGCGTAGTAATAGAAGAGAGATCAAACCCTGCTGTAGCGTCTGCAACTACTGTCGATGGAGCTGCTGGGTCTATACTGTAGGTCCCATTAGATCCTGTGGTAGAAGGTAATGGGGTTACGTCTATACTCTCCGTGCTGGGAGATAGCTGGTACTGCATCTGTATAGAGTCCCCACCCTCTCTGTTGACCACATCATATTGGTCGATATAGTTTCCATACATCAATCTATTGCCCTGAATCGTTTGAGCTTTAGCTCTTCGTGGGACATTATCGTACAACCTAAGAAGCTCATCCGATCCTAATAGTGTAAGGATTTTACTGTTGCTAAACTCTTCCTGCTCAAAAGAGTCATTAGGTAAACCCAGCTCAGCTTTATTATAGTTCTTAATAATAAAAATATTGTTACTGGTGGTGTCTTTATATAAGAGCTGTATCTCTTTTACCCTTTCAGATCCTGTAGAAAACCAAACGTTAGCAGCATTAAACCTATTTATCATGCCGACGTTTTTAAACGTCTCTTGGCTAAAAGCAAAGTCTTTAGGCTCAAAGGCTGGGTTCGTAAACAAAGAGGTAGCGCTGTACCCTCCATCTAAATATCTATAGCGGTAAGCAAAACGTAAGAACCGCATCTCCATGTAGTCTCCCTGACCGGTATTCACAAGTTCTACGTGTGGAGCTCTAAGAGGTTGAGTACCCGTAGTAGGGTTTACATCCTCAAACCCAGGGGGCTTAACAATAACACTGATGTCTTCCTCTTCAATACCGTCAGTTAGACCTGTTGGTACAGGGTAGTTTCTGGTTACGTTAATATATCTCGGAGGGTTAAGGTCATCGGTAAAGAATAAGAGATTCTCAATTTTATTTACCGCGTTGATAAGGTATGTCGGGTTGAAGTTAAGGACCTCTGTACTGACAACATGATACAATAATGTATTGGTGTTAGTGTTATATGATAGTATCATATCTACCTCCACTTGCCCTGTTGCAGGGTCACCTGGATCGTAAACAAACCAATAGATAGTTTCCGCCATACCATCTTCAAAAGCGCCTATACACCGCGCGTTAGCCGACAGAGGATTTCCGTTGTACTCAATGTTTGGGGTAAGGTTGGTGTTACCCTTAGAGTTTTCTACCGCCCCGATCTCTGTCGTTTCAGTAGAACCCAAGCGTACATTTAATGCATCTACATATTCGCCTACAGGAACTAAGCGTTCGTCGACGCTTTTGTTCATCTTACCAGCAATAAAGTTAGTTTGTATCAGCATATTACTTTATCCATTTAGCCTGTCCCCTCATATTCATAAGGAGTCTACCAGGGTGCATGTTACTTAATCTAAGTTTAGCATTACGAAGTAAAGACGATTTGTCTTTCCGCGCTCTATTAATAATGTACTCCTGCGCCGACAGTCTATTGTTTAAAATAGAATACTTAATGGCTGCATAGATATAATCTTCAAATAATTTATTCACACTTACCTTAGAGTCTTTCCCCTTCTCCATCCCATCAGAGATATATTCTAATACCACTGACTCCGCGGCCATGCCTGAGCTAAAGTTTATTACTCCCGCTCTTTTATTAATATTAAAAGTAGGATTGCTATTAGCCGTCTCAGTATTTAAACCAAACCTTGCTCCTATCTGATAATCGAAATACCAAGCACCCTCATATAGATAACCCATAGCCCCATTGTATGGACTGCCTGCGTTTAAGTATATGCTTTTTTTCTGCCCTGTAATTCTATCTAAATCTAATTGAGAGTCGTTGGGTTTAAGAACGTCTCCATACGCATCGAATAAAACCCTGTACTCATTATCTTGAAGGTAAGCTCCACTCCAGTTGGTTTGGATATTTTCCGTGAGAGGCATAAGGACGCCGTTCTTGTACAAAGAAATCCTTACCCAGTTGACATAGTCAGGAGGTAAAACAAAACGCAACTGATCGTTTACTTGTAGCTGAAGGATTTTTATTTCCTTCATAGCGTCATAGTTTAATTCCTGTATAGCTCTCTTAGCAAAGAATAGAACTTGATACCTATTGATATTATTTATAAGCTCATTGTTCCCCTGATACATCAACATAAAGTTGTTGACAATATCGTCTAATGTGACATATTGATACGACCCCCAGTTCTCATCTTGTGGAGAGACTTGGTTGTTTTCGTAGTATTCGTAATCTGTTATATACGCCATAATCTTTAGCTTGTTTCTTGAGTATCTACCTGTTCTTCAGTTTGACCAAACTGTACTACTTCCGCTTCCCTTATCTCTATACCCACATACTGGCATATCTTAGCTACCAAAGCAGGCTCGTCAGAAGACGGTAATTCAAAATCTTGGAAGTCCACTTGCGACTGATCAAATAGAGGTTCTCCACCTACCAATGAAGCGAAAGTCCAATTAGGATTACGAGGGTATCGGATGTACTGCGCCTTAACATCGCACGGGCCCATCCCATCTCCTATAGTAAAAGGATCATTAAGACCATCCCATATGGTAGGGTATACAGATATTAAATTCCCATCCAAAACATAGCATGGGTACTGTGGTGTAGGGTAAGTGAGGTTGCTGCTGGTAAGATTGAATATCTTCCTTTGGCTTACCCTCTCTACCTCTACAATATTATTAGCGTCATATATAGCATATCCTTCTCCTCCTGCAACAGCGGGATCTACGAATAGAGCGGCTGAGCACACTATACTCGATCCAGCGGGCGACGCTGTGTTAGAAATATTCTGCACCCACCCCTGCAATCCAGGAACCCCTGTAGCGGGATATGGAGCAGCGCCTGTAGCGCTTGTGTTTATAACGATATCTCCTGGCTGTACACCTGTAGTAAAGAAATCTTGAGATGTGTCTATAAGAAGGGTGGAGTTAGGAATAGAATTGGAAGTAGTCCCACTTACTCTACGCGTGGGATATCTATATAGTTTATTTATAAGATAGTAATCGCTTGGTAATGAGTACACTGCCGATCCTGATAAACCAGAGGGGACATTAGGAACGG